TTTCAAATAAGAATGGTGCATCTCGTCCAGTCACAACACCAAGTTACATTTCAACAAATGTCGTTGCAGCAGGCTCTTCAGCAAATGCTCAACTTAACGCAGGAACAGATTTTCGCCAAGTAGGTTACACATCTACTGGACTAGAAGTTTCATACGAACCAGTATACGGTGAAGTGTTGGTTGATCAACTTCTTGACGCAGCTCGTCTATTCAAGCAAACTTTAAAAGTTATGCTTAAGACAGAACTTGCAGAAGGAACTCTTGAGAATCTTAACATCTCATGGGGTCAATCAGATTATGTTACAACTGCAACAGGTTCAACTGTTTACACAATGCAAAATACAGGTTCATCAACAGCAACCCTTAACTTAGTTGCAGGTGCAGTTGGAGATACTCCAGTTGAGCGTACAGTTGTTTTCGTAGGTTCAGCTCCACGTCAAATTGGATCACAGTATGATCCATCACAATCTGCAGGTGCAGGCGGATCAACAGGTCTTCCACACAACTCAGATCTAAAGCAAAAAGAGCGTGTTTACATTGCTCGTCGTGTTGTTTCAATTGATACAACAATGCATGCTTTAAAGCGTGATGCTGCTACTGTATTCCCAATCAATTTCCGTTGCTTACCTGATGATGCTGATGCATCATACGCAGGTTCAGAATACGGCGTTGTAATTGACCGAGTATACGGCACAATATAAATATAACTTAACATACAACTTAATATAGAATTTCAAGCCCTCACCGAAAGGTGGGGGTCTTGAATTTGTTTATACTGATTTTATTGGTATAATTTAACTAAACAAAGGAGCTATTAATTGGCAACAACAGTATATGATGTAGTAGAAATTGAATTAGCTGACGGTACAACATTAACCCTCAGACCACTACCTATTAAACAACTTAGAAAGTTTATGGAAAAAATTCAAGGCATGGACTCAGACAGCCTTGACGAAGATCAAGCAATGGACACATTTATTGAAGGTGCTATGATTTGTCTTGAAAATACAAGACCCGAACTTGCTAAAGATAAAGATAAATTTGAAGAATTAATTGAAGTCCCTACTATGATGAAGATTTTGGAAATTGCAGGAGGGTTAAAGCTTACAGACCCAAACCTTCTGGGAGCAGCTCTGGTTGGGACGAACTAGATCTACGCTCCTTAGAGTCCGAAGTTTTCTTACTTGGTCATTGGAAAAACTTTGACGAGTTAGAATCTAATTTGTCTCTGGAAGAACTTTTAGCATTGCTTGAAGTTCAAAGGAAACAAATAAATGATCAAAGAAAGTTTCTTGCTGCATTGCAAGGAATTGACCTTGATGAAGAGCCAGAAGAAACTCCCGACATTTTAACAAATGTTGGTAATCGTGCAGACGAAGAGGGTTTTGGTATTGGTGAAGGATTAAGTCATATGCAATTTGGGGAGTAGTGAATGGCTAAAATTGAATTAAACGTAGTCGCAATGGGCGACTTTAAATCCGTTAATAGTCAATTAGCAGCACTTAAAGCTCAAGTAGATGGTTTAAATAAAAGTTTAAGTGGTGTTGGCCTTACATCTTCTAGCAATTTAGCAAAACAATTACAAGAAACAAATGCTGCTTTTAAAGCAACAATGCTTTCTACTGGACAATTTACAGCAAACACAGTTAAGTTAAAAGCAGAAACAGATAAATTTGGTGAATCTCTTGTATCAGGAAAACTTAAACTTATTGAATATTTTAGTATAATTAAAAATGGTACCGCACAAGCGGGATCACAAATGAGAGCATTAGCTCTTGAACAAACAAAATTACAAAATTCTGTTGTTATGTCAGACCCCACAAAACAAGGGGTTATGTCTGTTTATACACCAACAAAAATTAATGCTGTATCAAATGCAACAAAAATTGCTGCTAATATGCAAAATATTTATAACATTGCAGTTGATAAAGGTACACAATCTTTAATTAATTGGGGTAAAAATACTCAATGGGCGGGTCGTCAATTAACTGTTGGTATGACCGTGCCCCTTACAATTTTTGGTGCTACAGCTATGAAAGTCTTTTCAGATGTTAATACTGAAATTGTAAGACTTCAAAAAGTTTATGGAATAGGTCTTGTACAACCAACAAAACAAGCACTTACAGATATTTCAAATCAAGTAACAGCATTGTCAAGAGAACTTGCAGCATCAATGGGTGTTGCAGCAAAAGATACCGCAGCTATGGCTGCTGATTTAGCTGCTGTTGGTTTACAAGGAAATGACCTTATTAATGCAACAAGAGAATCTATTAGGCTTTCAAAGCTTGGAGAACTTGATACTCAATCTGCAATGAAAGCAACTATTTCTCTTCAAAATGTTTATAAGCTAAATACAAATCAGCTTGCAGATGCAGTTAATTTTCTTAACGCAGTTGAAAACCAAACTTCAACAAGTCTTCAAGATCTTGTTGATGGTATTCCCCGTGTAGGTCCAATTGTTCAACAATTAGGTGGCTCATTTAAAGATACTGCAGTAATGATGGTAGCTATGAAAGAAGCAGGTGTTCCAGCAGCACAATCAGCTAATGCAATTAAATCTGCGATTGCATCCCTTATTAATCCAACAAAACAAGCTAAAGAAGCTTTTGCAGGTTATAATATTAATCTTGCAAATATAGCTTCATCAACTGGCGGTAATCCAGTGCAAATGATTATGCAATTGCAACAAGCATTAAAAGGATTAGCTCCTCTAGCACAAGCTCAATTAATTGAAAAGCTTTTTGGTAAATTTCAAGAAGCAAGAATTCAAGCACTTATTACAAACCTTGGAGCAGCAACAAGTCAAACAAAAACTGCATTTGAACTTATGAATGCAAGTAGCGGACAGCTTGCTTCTATTGCATCAAGTGAAATGAAAACTGCTACAGAGTCAGTAACTGGAAGATACAAGAGAGCAATGGAAACGTTAAAAGCTGACCTTATTCCAGTTGGACAAAAAATTATGGAAATTGCTACAACATTAATGAATTTTGGTAACAGTGTTGCAAAAGTATTTAGTGGACTACCTGGTCCTGTTAAAACTATAATGGGAGTACTTGCAGCTGGGGTTGCATTATCAGGGCCAATTATTATGTTTACTGGTGTGCTTGCAAATTTTGTTGGATATTTATTAAAAGGTTTGTTTGCAATGAGAAACCTTGTAACAGGAACTAAAACATTTGGTCAACTATTTACTCCAGAAATTATTGCTTCACAAAATGCAGCTGATTTATTTAGCAAAAAAATGCTTGAAGATGCAAGTGCCGTTGAATTATTAAATGGTGCAGTATTATCATTAACAAGAAGTATTGAAGCAATGTCAGGTGCAATGACAGCATCAAGCACAACTGCGTTTCTTGAAAAAGCTGCACTATCAATTCCATTTAAAGCACCAAAGCTTGCATCAGGTGGTTACGTACCTGGCGACCCATCAAAGGGAGATGCTTATCCTGCAATGTTGATGGGCGGGGAAGCAGTTATTCCTACATCTGTAGCAAAGCAATATGCACCATTTATTAATGCAATGCTTAATGGAAATCTTCCAGGTTATCATGAAGGTAAAGGACCTCATTCACATAGTTTAGTTGGAGCACATACTGCTGCTAATTTTAAACCAGGTTCTTCAGAATACGATAATTATATAGCAGCTAATCCTTCATTAAAAAATTACCCAGGTTCACTAAACATAACTCCTGATCAAACAGCAATGATTCCAAGTTGGCTTAATATTAAAATGAGATCAACTTCGGGCGGTGCTTCACTTGGAGAATTTAGATCTGGTTGGAACGAAGGCGGTACTTCTCAATATGCTGCAACTGGTGCAAGACACGGATTATCAGCCTCAGATATGGCTGATAAAGAAGTTAGAAAAGCTTTACAAAAATTTGCAACACAAACAAAGCAAAGAACTTTAGCAATTGCAAGGGCTGCAGGAAAACAAAAAGTTAATGATGATGATCTTTATGAAGCATCAAAACAACAAGTTGAAGCAATGAAAAAAGGAACTGCTGCAGAACAAAAAGTTGCAGCAGCAATGGAAAAAGCTGCAAATACTGCTGCACAAGCAAGAACAAATATTGGCACAAAAGCAGTAAGAGAAGGATTAGCAAATGGTTCATTTACTTTGTCAGGAGGAAATGGAGAAACTGGAATTGTAAGAGATGCATCGGGGACACCATTAGCTAGAGTTTCAAGTAGATCATCAGGTGGCACAAGAGTTGCTGACGCTAAAGTTGGCATGGGACAAGGATGGTTAAACCCATCTGCAGAAGCAAAAACAGCAGCACAAGCATATAGTAATTTTGAAAATAGTTTTGCAAAAGAAGTAAACAGACAAGCTGAAGCAAGTTCGCCTTCTAAAAAAACAAAAGCTGCTGCAAAAAATATGTCTGACGGTGCGGTTGAAGGAATTAAAGAAGCAAAACCTAGAATAAAAGCAGCTGCAAATACTGCAATGGAAGAAGCTTTATT